CAACATTGAACAAGAAGCAATGGACCTTGTTGTTCGTAAGAAGACACTGCTTGAAAAAGAAAAAGAAATAAAGTTCATGCTTAACATGAGGTTTGGCCCAGCTACATACGATGATATGTTACAGATGCGTAGACAAATACGCAAAGAACGGGAAGAAACTGTGTACGCTGCAATGGAAGCCAAACGACAGATACAAAATAATATGGCTATAGGCGGTTTGTCTTTAGGTATTTTTGCAGTTCTAGGTGGGGGCTTGTACTTAGTAATATTAGGAGTAAGTTAATGATTAATATTTTTGTATTGCCCTTAGTATTAGCTGGGCTTCTAACTAACCCTGAACACGTTACTTGTAGTTTAGCAAAAAGAACTACAATACAGGGAGAAAAGGTTTGCATTTACCGTGGACCTAATGGTACAATAGGCTATCACTATCCAATGTTTAAGTTTAGCGAATGCCCTAGTACTTACCAGTGCAGATACACGCCTAACGCTAAGAAAAAAGTAACAGTACAAGATATACTAGACGGACTAAAAGATGGCTTTGAGTAAGCCCAATAAAAGAAAGAATTAATTATGGCTACACCAATGCAAGACAAGCTAGACAAACTCAATCAAGAGCTTGCTGATCTGTACGCTATGGATCAGAGTGATCCTGCTACGGTTAAAGCTATTGGGGATAAGACAGCAGAGCAGCAAAAGGCTGGTTCTGCAGCTATGACTGAAGGCCAACAAAACCTTGTAAGTACTGCTGTCAAGTCTCCTGAAGATTTAGCACAACAAACGTCTGTAGCAACAGTAGACCCTAATACAGTAGGTGCAACTATTGCTCCCGGTACTGGCGATGCAGGTGCTACAACAGGTGCTACTGCTACACAGACAGACCCCGCACAACAGGCTGTAACCCCTGACGCTTTAACCCCTGCATCCGTACAAGCTACAGCAACACAAGGCGCAGTAGATACTGCACTAGGTGACGTAGACGCTGCAAAAGGTACTGTATCTGACGATGCAAAAGTTACTGCTGCCCAAGGCGATGCTTCTAATGTTGCTGGTACTGAGCTTGAAGTAGACCAGATAGCTGACGCTACACAGGTAGTTAAGCCTGATGCACGTAAAGTTGAGACAGGAGAGCTACTAGATGGCTCTGCCGTTAACATGGCTGCAGTTAAGGAAGCTACTGAGTTTGAAGCTGCACAAGCTGATCCATCTAAGAGAGCTACTGTAAAAGGTCAGCTAGATGACTTGATGGATGACTTTGACGATGGGGCTACACCTGCATGGGCTGCAGGAGCTATGAGGGCAGCTACAGCGGCTATGGCTGCACGTGGGCTAGGCTCTAGTAGCATGGCAGGACAAGCCATTGTACAGGCGGCTATGGAGTCAGCCTTACCTATAGCACAGCAAGACGCACAGACTGTAGCATCCTTTGAGGCAGCTAACCTAAGCAACCGCCAACAGACTGCTTTGTTTGCTGCACAGCAACGTGCTGACTTCCTTAAGTTAGACTTCAATCAAGACTTTCAGTCACGTGTAGCTAATGCTGCTAAGATCAGTGACATAGCTAACATGAACTTTACTGCAGAGCAACAGGTTGCACTAGAGAATGCACGTATGGCTCAGACGGTAGACATTACTAATCTTAACGCTAAGAACGCTAAGATCATGGCTAACGCTGCAGCTATGGCTAACATGGATATGGCTAACCTTAGTAATCAACAGCAAGCCAGAGTAGAGAACGCTAAGAGCTTTCTGCAGATAGACATGACTAACTTAGCTAATGAGCAACAGGTAGAAATCTTTAAGGCTAACTCTATACAGCAGTCAATCCTTAGTGATGCTGCAGCAGACAACGCAGCTAAACAGTTTAATGCTTCTAGTGTTAATCAGACAAATCAATTCATGTCTGACTTGGAGTCTCGTACTTCACAGTTTAACGCTGCACAAAGTAATGCTTTAGAGCAGTTCAACGTAGGTGAAGTAAACGCTATCTCTAAGTTTAACGAAGAGCAGAACAACGCTAGAGAAGAGTTTAACACTAAGAATGGCTTAATCATAGCACAGGCTAATGCACAGTGGCGTCAAGCTACAACCACAACTAACACAGCCGCACAGAATGAGGCTAACATGCAAGACGCCAAAACTATGAATGCGTTTACGGCTAGTACGCTAGACCAAGTTTGGCAAAGGGAGCGAGACTTGTTGAGCTATACTTGGCAAGGTAATGAGAGTTCACTAAAAAGAATTAACGATGTTATTATACAAAACATATTAGCTACTTCCTCTGCAAATAATACAGCCGCTACAAATGCAGCTACTGTACAATCGTCTTCTATTACTGCAAGCGGAGCAAAGTGGAATGCCATTGGTAAAGCAGTAGTAGGATTTGATTGGGATTAATAAAATGGGACTTTTTAATAAAAACGTAAAAGAACGCTTTGAAGAAACAATGGAAGCTGGCCCTCCTGTAGCTGCAGAAGAAATACAAGCGTCTGTAGGAGAGTCAGGTAAGGGCAGAGGCTTAGGGGCTAAAGTTCAGAAAGATGGTAACTTCTCTTTGAGTAACGCTGGGCAAAACTTGTATGGAGCTTCTCAGGGGGCTTTAGACTTACAGGATGAGTTGAAAGCAAAACGAGAGGCTAGTCAACAGGCCCAACAAAAACAGGGCATTAATGATATTTTATCTTTTGTTATGAAAGAAACTGATAAAGAGACTCAAAAGTATTCACCTTCTGCAGAGGGTACTTTGGGTACAGCTACCTACCTAACTCAAGAAGAGAAAATACAAAGGGGTAGGCTTGGCCCTGTAGCTGAAAAGCTAATGACAGCTAAAGAGTCGGGTAGTGGTGGTTATGATAGTTTGTATGACCAATCACAAAAAGAAACCTTTAAGGGTATTGTACCTACCGAAATGACTATTGGAGAAGTCCTAGCCTTTCAAAAGAAAAGAGGTAAAGGCTCCTACGCATCCTTTGTAAAAGCTAATAACCCAAATGGTAGGCTTTCTACGCCTGTAGGTAAGTTTCAGTATGTAGGGGATACTTTGAAGGATGAAGTAGATAAGAATGGCTACGATCTTAATACCAAGTTTGATGCTAACATGCAGGACACTGTTTTCTATAATCACGCTAACAGAATAATAAAGAACCTTAAGACGCAAGAAGGCAAACGCTCTAAGATGAGGTCCACTTGGGAAGGCTTTAAGAGCAAAAAAGCCGTATCAGATAAAGAGATAGATGCTCTTATAGCTGAGATACAAAGTCGTAAATAAAAAAAGGCAACAATACAAATGAGTACAACATTAAACGGGCCAATCCCCGGTCAATCTCTTACAGATGAGCCAAGTAACTACCCTTGGGAGCGTCCACCTGAGACTGCTGATCCTACAGAAGCACTCAGTATGCACCTAAAGAAGATGGCTGGCCCTAAGTACATGGAGAGCGCACTGTTTATGATGGAGTTAGGCATACCTGCAGAGGTAGTTACTAACACTACTTTAACTATGGCTATAGGAAACGGTATTCACAGCGTTGATGTTGGACTTATTATTGCCCCTGCCATCCATAAAGAAGTTGTGTCCATAGCTGAACTAGCTGGTATTGAATACGATGAGCATTTCCCAGAAGGTGAAGAAGAAGAACAACAAGCTAAAGATATGCTTCAAGCTAAAGTTATTGCTAAACTAAAAAAGAGTAAGCCTGAAAGTAAGACAGAAATCTCACAGACTATGGAAGCCATGACTAGCCCACAGACAGAAGAGTTTGAAGACATGAGGGAGCAAGGTGCGCCTATGGATGATGACATGATGGCTATGGATCAACCACCACCACAGGAAGCATCACAGGAGCCACCTACAGAAGAAATGGGTATGGGCTTAATGAGTAGAGGGGCATAAAGATATGGCTATTAATGCAAACGTATTAAGCTTTGTTGCAGGGGCAGCAGAGCAATTCACAAAGAACAAAGATGAGTTTAAAAAAGAACTACGTGAGAATAAACGTAGGCAGCGCGATTGGATGAATACTTACGGTAATAAAGTTATTAACGAAAGTAAGCAACAACAAGAATCCGTAACAGCCGCTTTAAAACAATTAGAGTCCAGAGGACTACAACAGCCAGATGTACTTCAGCTTATGCAAAGGCATGGCGTAGAAGCTGTACTTCAGTTGCAGAAATATGTAAATGAGTATGAGAGTAAGAACGATACAACAATAGACGCTGACCTTATGAATAAGGTTTGGAAGGCTGCAGATGACTTCACAAATACAAGTGAGAGTTATGGTGAGGCTGTCTCTAAAGTCTTTGGTACAAATAAAGCAGGTGCAACAGCCCCTATAATACAAGAGGCAGAAGAAAGAAGCTTCTTTGATACGCTTAAAGCCAATCTTAGTGGTGATTTTGAAGATGAGCAATATGCTGACTTCTTGGATGACCCAACTGAGGGTATAGGTGATCAGAGTATTAACGATCTAAGACGTATGGCTGCTGCTTCACCTTCTATGCTTGGTACTGATGGTTCTGCTGTGTTTGACAGGTCTCAACTTAGGGGTGATGAACCTTCTGCTGGCGAAGTTAGGCTTTGGAAAAACACTACAAATATCATTGTAAGAGAGGCACTTAAAAGTCTTTCACCAGCAGACAGACAAGCAGTTGAAATGAGGGAGTCAACTTCAGATTCAGGCTTTAGTGTCCGTGACACAGATGATATATTCTTTGATTTAGCTGATCCTGACAGTGTTTATTTTGAAGCATTTAGTGAAGCTACTAGAAAAGTACACGAACAAAATCCTTTCTCTGACAACAGGTCTGCTAGAGGTGCATATGGCGGTCAAGCTGCCCTAGATGCAATACTTAATCCTAAAACTATAGAGGAGCTATTTGAAGACACAGGCCGTGACCCTTCTGAATTGCAGGTATTTGCAACTGATGAAGAAGCACTTAAGTTCTTTAAAAGGAATGCTGAAGAATTTGTATATGTAGGCACAGACAATGATAAAGAACTTATTGCCCGTCCTAATAATCTACCTGTAACGCCTGATACTGAAACTGATGATGACCCTACAGTAGATGCCCCAGAACTGCCTGTAGAAGAAGGGACTTACAATAGTGATCTAACTCTAAAAGCCCAACCTACTGTAGCCCCTGAAGGCGTACCTACACGTCCAGAGCCTACGTATAGAGGTGAGGAAAAGAAACTATTAGAGAGACCTAGAAACAAAAGAGCCATAGATGATTGGGATGATCAATATGGAGATAAGTACAACTACGATGGTACTTACAAGATAGTTAGACCTCAAGGCCCACGTCCTGAAGATATAAATAGCCGAGAGCGTTATGAGTATGACCTTTGGGGTGCTACCTACGGAGATACCCATGATCCTCGCACAGGATACCCTCTAATAGAAGGCTTAGATATGACCCTAATTCCTAACTCAGGAGAAACTGAATAATGGGTAGACGCCTTACATGGAACCCTCCTGTTGAAGAACAAGAGCCTGACTTCATGACCTACACAGGTGGTGAGAAGGATACGTTTAGCATTAGTGACCTTACAGAGGATCACAACTATAACGTCATTGAGGCTCAGATGAAGTCACGCTTTGGTATGTCTGAGAAGTCACACGACAGGCAGGAGGTCGTAGATAAGTGGATTAATTACAACAGGAAGTTTAACGTAGGCAATACTCTTAGTGTACTAGGGGAGGCCAGCTACCTGAGTAAAGCAGATGATCAAGAGAAGGTAATAGCTCTTAATTCGTATAAACTATTTGATAACATGAAGGGTGCTTTTAGTGGTGGCACAGCAGCCCAAAAGCTAGACAGCGTGTATGACTACGGTATGGCGTTGATTGCAGACCCGATTAACTTGGTTAGCTTTGGCGTTGGTAAGTTAGCTACAGGTGGCGGCTCAAGAGTAGCTGCAGGTGCTGCAAAAGAAGCCTTAGAAATATCAGCTAATCAGATACTACGTAAGGCAGGGCAGACGGGTGCTAAACGCTCTGCTCTTAAGCCAGCCGTAAAAGCTGAGATAGGTAGAGCGCGTCAACGTGTACTTAGTAAGGCACTAAAAGGCGAGGCTGTAGAAGGCTTAGAGGAAGGTGTTGTAGAGGGTGCGCTTAAGAAGGCTGCAACTAAAGAGTTTAGATACGGTATAGGCACTGAGACTGTTAGTGCTATGGGTGTCGATGCCATCCAGCAAAACATGGCGTACCGTAACGTAGGCTTTCAAGATGAGTTTAGTTATTTAAACTCTGGCTTAATTGCTGGTGGCGGTTTCTTTGGCTACGGGTTAGCTAAAGCGTTTGGTATGATGGACGGTACAAATCTACCAAAGTCTGTAGCGTTAGAAGCTTATGATGCTGCTGTAACTGCAGAGGCTGCAGCTAGAAAGATAGCAAGACAAGAAGGTGAAGAAACCTACAAAGATGCTATGGCAAACCTAGCCAACGATGAAGAACTCCAACGCAAAACTATGGAGAGCCTAAAGAATAACACTGCTGCTGCACAAAGTTGGGCTGAAATGATAGCCTCTGGTAAGCGTATAGCAGAAGAAACGGGTGACATATATGAGGGTAGTGGTGCAGAAGGTTTAGCTGCGTTTATCTTTGGTAAGAAAGACTTACCAGAAGGTCAGAACTTCAAAGGGCTTTTTGACATATTTAATGATGCGGGAATTGATCTGGCGTATGCAGATGATGTATGGCAGGGTACTACCCACTTTGTAACTAGCACAGTCAAAGCCCTACCACAAAATGTTAAGGATGAAGTAGATAGTCTATACAAAAATACTGTACTTAAGTTAGACAAAGTGTACGAGAAAAAAACAAACCTAGATGACGCTATGGACTTTATGGCATTGGACTATAGTTCTATGGGTGCTAGGATGGGCGTCATGGGCGGCTTAGGTAGAGAGATAGAAAAGATACGTAAAGTAAAGCAAGCCACAGGACAGACTAACCTTAAAGTCACAGGGGAGGAAATGCTTGAAGGTATCGTAGACCCTAGCACAGGTACAGCTAAGAACGTTGACAAAGTAGAGCGTAGCTTGATGGGTCGCTCACAGGACAACCTTATACGTATTCTTGTAACTCATCCCGGTACTACTGCGCTTAACTTGTTAGGATGGGTACATGCCTCTGGTATTCAATCTCTTTCTGACATACTTAGGGGTGCGCTTTATGGTGGCGCATGGGCTGCAAAAGGTTTAACAGGTCAAGCAGATGCTGTTGAATATGCAACAAAAAGTAAACTTATGTTTGACTTGCAAAAACAAAAGATGCGAAACCTTCTTAACCCTTTTGCTACACAAGAGGAAACACTTAACTTCTTGTCTCTTAACCCTAAGATGCGTAACCAGCTATTTCGTTACGTATCAGGGGGCGTGGACAGTAAAGATGTTTTAAAGAGCTTAGACTTAGAGTTTGACGATCTTGAAAAAGAAGGTGCTGGTGAAAAGATAATTAACACCTTTCAAACCATGTATGGAGTTAAAGCTGTAGACATTTTAACTAAGACACAGGAGTTTATGTATAACATAGACAAACAGATACGGCTTAAGTATAACATAAGCTACAATGAATTTATGTCAGCTAGGGATGCCCAAGGCGCACCCGTACATTGGAATAAGATGCGCTCTGAGGACTTCATTAAAATACAAGCTACTGCTGTAGATGATGCATTACGTAGTGTGTTTGCTAAGTCTTTTAGTGGTGGTGACTTTAAAAGAGACCGTAACATTGT